GCCCTGATTTTGTCGGAACAAAAACAAATCTTACCGAAATGCTAGACGAGCTTACCGCTTATCAAAATTTCACAAACCAAATATTCAGAGCCTCTTGCGACATAAACGACGAGTTATTCTCTTTACTAGAGAACAGCGAACTGCCTATGAATAGAGGGCACTTGATATCCTTAGGAATTATTAACTCAAATTAAATAACAATGAAAATCAAAAACAAATTCCTTGCCTCTTTGTTGACCGGGTTAGGTCACGAGGTAAAAGCGGAATTAGTTATTGACGACTCGAACGGGACGTCTTTAACATTTCCCGACATTTCGGATATTGCCGAAATCGCCGAGGGAGTCGCAATCGACGCACCCGACGGTACTTATGTAATCGCTAACGGCGACGAGACTATCACAATTGTGGTACTGTCTGGCGTAGTTACGTCTTACACGACTGAGACCGTAACGGCCGAAGAGCCTGCGGAAACGGGAGAGGTTAACGCCGAAGTGGCAGCAGTTTTAACAGCTGTAGTTGACGAGGTTAAAGCCTTAAAAGCTGCTAACGTTTCTTACGTTGCGGAGCTTAAAGCGTTGAAAGCTTCTTTGAAGCATAACGTAGAAGTGCCAGGCGCGGCGGCTGCGCAAAAAGATCCGGCTTCACAATTCAAAATCATAGACTAATATGGCAACTTTAAACCAAGTTTGTATCCCTAAAGGGAAAATCTTAGAGGGGGTTGTAAATCTTACCTCTATGGAGAAAGCCCTAGAGCTTTCCAGCGTAAAGTATAACACTACTTTAAAGGTAGACGAGGACTCGCTTTTCTTAGCGCCTCAGGTTATCGCTGACGCCGTGGCAATGGTTAACTGTACTATCACAGAAAGCTGCTCTTTGCCTACTGTTTTAGAAGCAGATCAGTACACTTTCGACGCAGGATGTAATTTATGTTTAACTAACTTGACCTCAAACGAGCGTAAAGCTTTTGGTATCTCGACAGCTAAACCGAAACCTACGCCAGCGTTAGAGGCTTACTATGAGAAGCAATTTGTTAACAACATTTTGAACTCGACTCGTAAAATCAACTGGTTAGGTAATACAGCGTATATCGCGGCTAACTTGGCGAACGCGGCTTTATTGCCGAACTACACCAAAGAGAACGGTATCTGGACTGACCTTGTAGCTTTGTCTCCTGCAGCGCCTCACTTCGGTGGAGTTATCGCGACTAAAAACGCTTTAACTACTAAAGTAGCGCAAACGACTTGGACGGGTACAGAGGTTTTGGCAGCTATCGACGGTATGTTAGCTTTACAGTCTCAGACTATGGCTATGGTCGTAGATACTGAAAAATTTGTATGGATTACGACTGAAATGTATCAGGCCCTAATTAACGAAATGAAAGTTAAATCTTTTGACCTTTGCTGCGTTGGAGTTTTAGCGAGTCAGGTTGTAGGAGGAGTGGAGACACCTTTCATCCAATATGGCGACATCAAAATCGTTAACTACCCAGAATTTACGGCAGCTATCCGCGATTTAGCTTTAGTTGGTACGGCTTGGAACTTACCAAACAGAGCTATCTTAGCTTTAGGTTTGCCGAACATCAATTACGTAGAGCAGGGCGAGTTCGCTTCTGACTACGACGAGGTAACAGGTGCGTATAAAGCGTCTTACGGTTTGACTACTGCAATCGTAGACCCTTACCCTGGCGACTTTTACGTATTAGGCTATTAATCTTTAAATAAAAGTAAATGGCAAACTGCTATAAACCAGCCGACGTCGCACTAGGGTGCGACTCGGCAGACTTACAAGCCCTTTCGGGGGCTCTGTTAGTAGACCTTAGAGCCTTTCGAGGCACTAAGAGTACTACGGATAAATTCACTTACGAGTTGATCGAAGTGATAGACCCTGACACGGGTGCGTACCCTTTGCCTGCATCGGAGTACTACCCTGTGAAAATCGAATGGGCTAAGAACGCGGTAAAACCTAACTACGAGGTTGTTTCTAGCGAAGTTAAGGCGGACACTTACACGCAAATCGCGTCGGGTATCATCATTAACGACTCTGAAAGCAACGCGGGTAAGGAAACTACAATGGCTTTAGCTACTCGTAAATGGGTACTAGTGCATAATACCTCGGGCGTTGCTAACCCAGACGACGCTTACCAGGTGCTAGGCGGTAAAAACGGTCTGCAGTACGTAGTAGAACCTACGAGCGACGAGGTAGGCGGTAGAGTCTTAGGCTCTTTGAGAAGTCTAACAGGTGGCGGAGAGTCTAACCCGAACGGGTACAACTATTTGCTAACTACAGGCATCGAGGACACACACACAGCGTTTAATAACCGCTTCGCGGTAGTAGTTATCCCGTAATGACTACGGAAGAGTTTAACGCCTTACCTCTCGAGGCGAGGCGTTTTATTGAACTGCACGCGGGTTGTCTATCTTGCGGCAACAAAGAGTCAAAATTAACCAAAGCTTACGAGCTTTACAAAGTGAACAAAATGGCGAACGTATATGTATTATTCGGCGGGGGTATTAACTACTCGATAGAGTCGCAAAGAGGCGTACTCTACAATATCAGACAGGACGACACGCCTGCTGAGATCCGAGCTAAGCTAGATATAGCTGCTCGCATTAAAGAGGTAAGCCCGGAGGCTTTTATCTCTTACGATCAAAAGGCTATCGACGAGTTAATCGAGTCTTTGCCAGAAGAGGAGGTAATCAAATTGGATCCGGTACTTTCGGACGAGGAGAAAGCAGCGCTTGCAGCCGAAGAGGCTCAACGAGCAGCAGACGCCGAAGCTTGGGCGGAGCGCTCTGCGATTTTAGGCATTGATACTAAAACAGCAGACTACCCAGACCTGCAGGCTTACGTAGCTGAGAAAGCTATAGAGGCCAAAGGTAAAAAGAAAAAAGACCTTATTGCAGCGATTGACGCTATTAGCACAGAGGATACCTTAGACTAAAAAAAACTTCAATTATGTTTACAAACTTTTTTAAAGTTGTATCCACTAAGAAGAAAAAGAAAGCCGTCGATACTAAAGGATACGTCCAGATAGACGACGGCTTATTTTTTGAAAGACTGGACAGCGCTTACCTAAACAGCCCTACGGCAACAATGTGTATTTTAAAGTTTTTAGAATACTGCATACCTGCAGGCCTTTTGCCTGAGTACGTAGTGCTATGGAATAAAATTAAGAGCGACTATCTGCGCTATGGTTACTATTTGCTAAACGTCACTTACGACGTTGACGCAAACGTAACGGGGGTTATTTATAAAAACCCTAAACACTTTTTAATTAAAGATAAAGACGACAACGACAACGCCTCGACGTTCATAAATATTAAAACTGACAAAGTTTACCCGACTTTCAATAAAGACAAAACTGTGGTAATATCCCAGTATCCCGAAAAGGGGGGCTATCTAAAATACACAGGCCAGATCTATATGTATAACGACACGTCTATGCCGTACCGCATAACGCCGTTTTACTCTGTGCAGAAGTATATGGAGGGGGAGGCAGACGCCGCAACCTACATAGAGAAAGCAAGTGATAACGCTATGTTTGGGAATAACCTTTTCGTTATTAAGGCGAGCTCCGACGCAGACGCGAAAGAGCTGGCAGTCTTAGGCGAAGTTAAAGAAGCGCTAAGCGGCGCTAAGGGCGTGACCGAAACGGCGCAAAACTTATTAATCGAGTGGAAAGGAGACGTCGAGGACGTAGCTAAATTACTAACGAAAGTTTCAATTTCTAACGAGATAGACGTCGACCTGTTCAATGCCGCCGACGACAAAGCCTCTCAAAAAATATGTATGGCGTGTTACGGCTTTCCCGAAATTCTTATTTCTAATAATGACGGGCTATTTGGCAACAGTGGCGAAGCGCTAACAGTCGCAGAGTCTTTCTGGTCTAAGACCTGCTTAAAAGAAGCCAATAAAATGCTAGAGGGGTTTACCCAGATAGGCGTAGCTATAACTAAAACAATCGAAACAGATGGCAGCACTAACAACCCCGACACTACAGGAGCTTAAAGAGTTCTACCCGACGACGGGATCTTTAGAGACTTCGAAAATAGCCGAGCTAACGGACTACGTTAAGAATCATACGTTTTTAAAAATGTTTGGTTTTGAGGCGTCGACTAAAATAATTGAGGGGACTATACCCGTGAGCGCTTCGACTACGTTCTTAGGCTTTCAGAAGTTCCTCGCTCTATGCGTAGCATACCAACAGGAGCGCGACCCTTTAATGAGTACAAACTTCGGCAGTAAAATTATATCGCGGGCAAACGTGACCGACCCGACAAATAACCAAAAGAGCATAACTCTGGGCGACTTAGAGGGCACTATATCTATTCACTACAAAGAGGCGCTTAAACTTGTGACCGTTTCGCAGTGTGCGGGCGTTCCGACTTGGGGCGGGTACTTCTCTTATAAAATTAGCCGACTATGATATCTGACTATGAATTTGACAACGCAAACGTAGACGGCGACAAAGAGGCGGTAATAGTTCCTAACGTGCCCACGCTTGTGAATAAGCTTATAGCTAACGAGGCTAACGGCATTAAGGATAAACTTAACGAGCTGGTCGCGGCGGTTAACGGGGGTGCAGGCCCTGTGGCCTACCCAGACTTACGCATATTGTTTAAGGCAGACGGCAACGAGTTGGCGACTCTGCAAGTAGGCGACATAGTCCACGGGTTCGCAGATGCCACTACTGTATGGAGCAGAGCGCGGTACAACGGCGGGGATCCAGCGGATCGAGCAAACTATACGCCTAATTTTGGCGCCGTCCAGCCTCTGCTCTTTACGGTGGCTGCTACCGGACCAAACCAGGTCTTTACCGTACCATTTGAGGCGGAGAGCGTTCTAAAGTCGAAAGGCGAGCTCTACAAGGGCACAGAGTGGTCGCAAGTAGACGACCAGCTGACGATAATTATATCTATTAACACGGGGAACACTATTTACATAAAACCATAAAACCAAATACAATGAGAAAACTAATTTTATTATTCTTAATATCGATAACCTCTTACGGGCAAGCGGAGTTCCCAGAGGGTGTACAGATTACAGGCGGACAGCCTACAGTCACTACGGACCCATATGTGACTACGACAAGCTCTACGGGGGTACAGGGTAAAGTATCGCCTGAAAATATCCCGTTAACTATTATACCTCCAACGACGCACTATACCCCCTTAACACCTAACATAAAAGGGCACTTTCAAGGCATAGACACGGCTCTGGGTAACATAGTAGCCACCACGGCGGGAGTAACTACCCGAGTATGGTTTACGGGCGACGTTACGACGGTATCGACGGTAAACTATTATGCTACAAATGCAACGGGCAAAGGCTCAGTTCCCAGCGTTACGCAGACCGTAGTTAATGGTGATAACGAAAAAAAGTATTTTACCCAGGATTTAATAGGCGCGCCGTTTGCAACCGCTACACTTTTCCCGCCTGGGGTTTATGCGGGTAACTTATCCGCGTCGACTACACCAAACAGCGCGCAACAGCGCTACACCGTAGAGTTGTACAAGTGCAACAACTCAGGCACGCCGATAGCCTCAGGCATAACAGGCGCACCCGTTGGCAGTTTAGGCGTTACGGTTATTACTATATTAGACAGCGGGCTCTTGACCTTAGCAGACGGGAGCGTCACTAACGTACCCGTTAGCGGCAATCTAGCGTCGCAGTTAAGCGTCGCAGTCGGCGAGAGAGTCAGATACCACGTATCGGCCGAAAAAGTCGGCACGGCGGCATCGAATATAACGCAGTCCGTGTGGTATGGTAATAACTATAACTCTTATATTGACGTACCTGTACCTTTAAATACTAACTCGGTGCAGAACCTAAGCACCGTTACGGGCGCAACGACTACGGACGCTCTGAATACCCTAAACACCAATAAACTAAGTGGGTCGGGAGTATCGGGTCAAGTTTCTTTCTGGGATGGATCTAATTCTCAAACAGGAGACAGCTATTTTACCTGGGACGATACGGGTAAGGTTTTAACAGCCCCAACGTTTAACGGCTATCTAAATGGCGCGATAAACAGGTATTCGAACAGCACTATCTCAGACCTGAACATAGTTTCCAGCGAGAACGGGGTGCTAAGATTTGACCCCTACGGGGCGTCGGTAGCCAATAACCCAAACCCTATAAACTCTGCTAACGGGGTAGTATCTATGTTTGTAAACTTCGGAGGGACTTACGGAAAGCAGCTAGCTTTCGGGGACTCAGAAGAGCTGTATCTAAGGAGAGTTAGCAATGGGACATATCTTTCTTGGAGTAAGTTTTGGACTGACGCAAATCTAGACCCAGTTACTAAGGCCCAGTTAGCGGCGGTAATACCCTCAGATTATTCTAAGATAGTTTACTTCAATGCTGTAAACCCAGCGAGCGCGACAATTTTTGCTTTAACGAATCCACCTTTAGTAAATGATAATTCTTTAAAAACAGATGTGGCCAACTTATACATTGGCACAGATGCGAGTACATGGGTTTACGATACGGGAACTGCTTCATATGTAACTAAAACTGTTCCTGCTTCATCAAATTTCTACATCGCAGGAACTACTACGGATGCGGGAAGTAATAAAGCGATAGCTATTGAAAGAACAGGCACAGTAGGCGGGGCAGACGGAACGGCTAGTAATCATTTTGTGACTAAGGGGCAGTTGGATGCTGTAGCTACTAGCGGAAGCTATACGCCTACATTTACTGGAGTGCTAAACGTTGCTTCTTACGTTCTTATAAAAAGTACGTATATTAAGGATGGTAATATTGTTACGGTTAATTGCGGAGTTAATGTTGCTGCAACATCGGCTAGCACCAACACAGAATTCACACTTACTCTTCCTTTCCCTAAAGCTACAAGCGCGTCTAAAAATGTAGGCACTGGAACTATTTCTGCTACAGGATCGGCTAATTATTATTCGTGTTTACTGCAAACAGATTCGGCTACTACGGTTAAAATAAAATACTATCCGTCCAGCAATTTTTTAGGAGCAGGTAGTTTTATATTCCAATATGACGTAACAGATTAATAGCAATTAAAACCACTATATTTGCAAAGAACATCAAAACAAATAATTATGAAAGTAGATTTAAACAGGAATTTAAAAGAAAATAGCTATGCAGTTCAAAGAATTTAATGTAAAGTCCATACTTGCGCTTATTATCATCGTTTTAGGCGGGGCGGCGCTTGTCTTTATGAAGTTAGACCAGATCGTTATAGGCTTCTTAATCGGGGTAATATCCCAGCCTGTTAGCTATTTTTTCGGAGACAGTAAAAACGCAGAAAAGAATAAAACCGATAAAAAATAACCTATGACTTTATTAAAAGTACTAGAGTATATGGGCCTCGAAGCTCCCGCGATTCTAGCGGGGTCTAGCGGAGCGATAGCCTCGTTAAGTAAAAATAGCAAAATGAACAGGTATCAGAAATTTATAACGGTATTATCGGGAGGTGCAGCGGCTAACTACCTTACGCCTATTGTAGAGAGCTGGCTAAACTCAGAGCCTAAGATTATGTACGGCGTATCCTTTCTAATAGGCTACGGCGGGCTTAAATCCGTGGAATTAATAATTAATAAATTCTTTAACAAGATATGAAAGCAGACGAGTCAACTTACCAATTTATCAGATCCGCCGCGATAGAGGGGGAAAAACTGAAAGCCTATAAATGTACTGCAGGAAAATGGACCATAGGCCCAGGCTTATGCTATTACCCCGGAGGTAAAGCCGTGCAACCGGGCGACGTAATAACGCAGGAAGTGTCAAAACAAATGTTTTTCGGCAGAGCGCCTGAGTTCGAAAAGGACGTAAACGCCAACCTTACGAGGGCTTTAACGCAAAAGCAGTGGAACGTCCTTTTCTCCATAGCTTGGAACTACGGTACAGGCTGGTACTCGGCAAGCCGTTTAATCGTTAAGCAGTTCAATAAAGACCCTAACGACTTCGTAGAAATAGAAAGGATTCTCAGGCTTATGGATAATAAGAACCGACGTATGAACGAGCTTAAATACTTAAAAAACCCGTAATTATGGCATCGAAAAAAGTACCGCCCGGATTAATAGACGGGGCTATCGACGTAGTCCTGGACGTAATACCTGACACAGAACCGCAGACAAAAGCGGGCAAAGTCCTCAGAGTTGTAAAAAAAGTATTCACGTTTTTACACAAATTCATAAAAATAAGCGACGTAAACAAAAAACTATAGCCCTCTTCGGAGGGTTTTTTTTTATGCCCGTAAACAATAATATTCTATAATATTCTATAATATTCAAAGATCGTTTACGCTACCCCGCCAACAGTACTTAGGCGTAAGCCAATAATATACAATGTAAACAATAATAACCCTTAAAACCTAAAAGTATTAAATATATAAGTAATTACCTATATAATATTATACAAAACGCGTAAAACACGTGTATACACTCTTAGAAAACATCGTTTACATCGTTTATTGTTTACTTTTCTCTGTAAAGTCTTATATCTCAACGCTTTACGGCTTTTTTCATTGTTTACCGTTAAAATATTTGCATTTTTTTCGTTAAAACATTTGCGCAATTAAAATAAAGGTGTACATTTGTCAAAGTTAAAAGACACACAGATATGCAAAAAGTTGACTTAGGGCGGATTATGGAAACCGCCAAGCTAAAGACCTCCAAAGTCGGCGAGGCACTATTCCCTGAGAACCGAGACCCTAGCCAAGCGGTACGCAGAGTTATGAGAGGCGACGCGCTTCTTAACTCTGATCAGCTGGCAAAGTTGGCTGAACTTATAGGCGTGCCAGTAGGCGTCCTTTTCGACACAGCCTCTTGGAAAATGAGTGTACCTGCAGGCGGTAGAAATATTATTCAGTTCAGATCTTACGATTACTTCGCCGAGCTGGATACTAAGACTATGACTACGACCGTATCTTTTAACGGGCTCGTATTTTTTGAAAAGATTACCCACCCTCACGGCGTAGGAATCGAGCAGTACCTTTCGGATTTAACAGATTTAATAATTAAATATAAATAAAAATGAGTACAGTGAACACAATTAAATTGGAAATCCCTTTTAACGACAACAACGTAGAGCTGGTAAAGGCCTTGCTTAGTAAGGCAACAGCTGGCGACGTTAAAAGTATGAGAGTGGTAGACGCCGAAGAGGTTAAAACCGAATCGCCTGCAAAAGCTACCGCCCCGAGAGCGTCAAGAGCTAAACCGAAAGCCCCACCCGTTGAAGAGGAGGAAATCGAGGAAGAGCTAGACGACGAACTAGAAGAGGAGGAAATCGAGGACGAAGAGGCTGAAACTACAGCCGACGACATCCGCACCGAACAGGCGAAAAAAGTAGGCAAGCATAAGACTGCTATCATCGCCAAGCTTGCTGAGTTTGACGCTAAAGGCATCAGTTCGCTGGACGAAAAGCATTTCGCTAAGTATTACGACTTTTTAACTAAACTTAAATAGTTCTTGAAGTCAGCAGAAAACCACGCCGAGAGATCCCACGCGTTACTCTCGGCCTCTGGCTCTGAACGCTGGATAAACTGCCCCGCCTCGCCTCGCTTAGAGGAGAACTTCCCCGAAGAGACTAGCATTTACGCCCAAGAGGGCACACTTGCACACGAAATGGCGGAGCTTATGCTGAAAGTCGATTTAAAGCTTATGCCAATGGCCGAGTATCGTACAAAAATTGAGGCGTTTAGAAAACACGAGCTTTACAAGTCCGAGTTTGAAGAGCCGATAAAAGAGTACGTCGACTATGTGAAGCAGCAGTTTACAGAGGCGAAACGGGTAGACCCGAAAGCGGTTATTTTAATCGAACAGAAATTCGATTTAACAAAGTACGTTGAGGGAGGTTTCGGGACAAGTGACTGCGCCATTATGGCTGCGGGCAAAATCGAGGTTATCGATTTGAAGTTCGGGGCGGGCAAAGCGGTAAGCGCGAAAGACAACCCGCAATTAAAGTACTACGCCTTAGGGGTTTTAGAGCACCTAAGCAAATCTGACGGCTTGTACGTCACAATGACAATAGTGCAGCCCCGAATGAGTAATATTCAAAGCGACGGTATACCGTCTAAGTTCTTACGAGATTGGGGCGAAGAGGTCTTAAAGCCGAAAGCTATAGAAGCTTACACAGGAGACGGCGCACAAGTTCCTGGCAATTGGTGCCAGTTCTGTAAAGCCCGCCCGAGGTGTAAAGCTCTGAGCGATTTAGCTATGGAGCAGTTAGCCCGAGACTTCGACCAAATCGACGACCCAAGGCTTATTAACGACACTGAGCTTTTAGCACTTTACCAAAGCGCCGACTTCATAACTAAGTTCTTAGCGGACGTTAAGGCGTCAGTCTTAAAAT